ATCTCGGAGACCTACATGGACAAGTATAACCGTATCTACATCACGGCTCCCAGTGAGACCCCGAACTTTGACAGCTTGTCTACCCAGGACAAGGCGGCTATTCGCGAGCAGATCAAGGATGTGCTGGATCAGAGGTTCAACTTTGTTCGCTACAACGGACTGACTCGCACAAGCATCGCAGAGTACACGAAAGAGGGCCAATATGACGATTCCGTGGTAATCATTGACGAGGCCCACAACTTGATCTCCCGCGTGATCAACGAGTCAGAGATCACAGCCAAACTCTATGATGCAATCTATCACGCCAAACGCTGCAAGATCGTGCTGCTGTCTGGCACTCCGATCATCAACTCTCCCAACGAGATTGCGTATATGATGAACCTTCTGCGGGGTCCGATTGAGCGTATCACGATCCCCTTCAAGACCATTCCAACGTGGGATGAAGAGAAGATCACCAAGGCCTTCCGTAAGCTCCCTGACGTGGACACCATTGAGTTCAATACTCTGAAGAAGCAAGTGCTGGTGACTCGGAATCCTCCTCAGTTCCGGTCCACCTACAATGGAGACGGTGATCGTATTGCAGTGCAATACATGAAGGATATGGCTTTCATCCCCCAGGCGGCAGATTGGGTGGAGTCGGTGAGGACTAAGATTGAGGTGGAGGTTGGAGGTGGCGAGGTGTTCACAGATCGGGTGACAACAGAAGAGTTTCAGTGCTTGCCTACGAACTACGAGGAGTTCAGCAATCTGTTCATTGATGGACTCAACGTGAAGAACCCCATGCTGTTCCGTAGGCGTATCCAGGGACTGGTCTCCTATTTCAAGGGTGCAGATGAGCGACTGTTGCCTCGTCGTATTGACCTGGAGACAACGCTGGAGAAGGTCCCGATGTCCGATGGACAGTTCATTCGCTATTTGGAGGTCCGTTGGATTGAGATGAAGATTGACTCTCGTCGCGGTCGTTCCAAGCTGAACGAGAACCTGAGCACGTTCCGTGTTCCGACTCGTCTTGTCTGCGACTATGCTCTGCCGGCTGACCTCAAGAAGTCAGAACTAGGTGAGGCTATCTCCGAGGGAAAGCCGCCGGATGCGTCAAGTGAAGAAATCCTGAAGAAGCTGGTCTCTGAACCCGATCGCTATCTGTCCGAAAAGGGCCTGGAGACGTTCAGTCCCAAGATGCTGAGGATCCTGAAGAACATCAAGGCGACGGAGGGCAACCAGTTCGTCTATTCACAGTATCGTTCGCTGGAGGGTCTTGGTGTTCTGTCGGCTGTGCTGGATGCTGCAGGATGGCAGGTGTATAAGCTGACTCGCGTGGCTAATCAGTGGGTGGAAGATCCAGAGATGTCGGATAAGCCGGCCTACACCTTCTACACGGGCGAGGAAAAGGAGGAGGAGCGTGACCTGATGCGTCAGATCTTCAATGGTGTGTATTCCAAGAACTTCCCAGCGTCCCTGAAGGAGAGTGTGGAGAAGCGTGGCAAGAAGATTCTGAACATTCTCATGGCCTCGGCATCCGGTGCAGAGGGTATTACGCTCAACAATGTGCGTCACGTGCATATCATGGAGCCGCACTGGACTCCGGCTCGTCACGATCAGGTCATTGGTCGTGCTATTCGTATCTGTTCTCACGCTACACTGCCGATGGATCAGCGGACTGTGAAGGTAAGTTTTTACATTTCTGTGTTTACGGAGGCCCAGATGAAATCGGCCGAATACCCGAACATTGTGGCGATCCGTCGTAACGACATGGTCATGAAGCGGTATGAAGGAGATCCGGTGGAGACGTTCATGTCCACAGACGAGTATCTGTATGAGACGGCCTTTGAAAAGGAGCGGATTGGTCAGCGTATGTCCCTGCTGCTGAAAGAGTCTGCGGTGGACTGCGAAATCCATCGCAAGCTTCACTCACGTGAGAAGCCGCAGGTGTCGTGCATGAGATTTGACAGCACTACTCGGGGAGACGATTTGGCATTCAAGCCGAACATCAAGAACGAGGACCTGGATGCGACCGTGTTACGCAACACGTCAAAGAAGCACCGTCGTCTGCAGAAGGTGCTGATCAAGGGCATTGCACTGCTGATTGACCCTAACTCCAAGGAAGTGTTTGATGGTCCGGCATGGGACGACCATCAGCGATTGCTGCTACTGGGGACCTTGGTGTCGCCGACTTCCATCCGCTTTCTCCTTTGAGATCGGTAATCCAGTCTGCACAGACATCATCCCACGTCTTGAACGGAAACTTAGCGGCCGCCTTCTTCATGGCGGGCAGGTTCTTGATCATGTCCTCCATCTGGTCAGCAAGATCTGTGTAGCTGAAGCTCGGGGCCCACAGACCCAGCGGCATGGTGCCCGAGAAATACACACGATCGCCCGGCTTGACAAATCCACACACCGTCTCATCCATGAACGAGCGATAGGTGCCAATGTCCGTCACCAGCTGAGGTGCACCCGTATACAGATGCTCAATCTGACAGAGCCCGAATCCCTCGCCATCCGAGGTGTTCACACCAATGTCTGCAGCATTGTAGATCTCATTGATTGCCGTGTCCGGAACCGGCTTAGCCGACGTATCCACCAGCATGAGACGCTTAGCAAACTCCTCCAGATCCGCACCGCGACGCTTGAGCTCCGTCGTAAAGATCCGGCTGATGTCATAGTAGGCACCCTGCTGTGCATTGAGACCCGTGACAATCATGAAGTAATACGGCTTGGACGGATCCCGCAGCAGGAGGTCCACAAAGCCCATGACTGCCAGGTCATACCGCTTCCGCTGACTGTTGCGGTTTGCATTCACAAACAGAACGGCATTGGAGGGAAGTCCCATGGACGACCGGATATTGTTGCGGAGAGTGTCAGGCATCTTGGTGAAGAGCGACGTATCCACCGCGTGCTCCAGGATGCGAATATCGGGGAAGGAACCGTAGGTGGAGAAGACATCGGACCAATACTTCGTGAAGCAGTACACACGCGACGCATTCTTCTGGATGGTCTCCACCAGAGCCGGGGCAATGCCCTCGTAGACCTGATCCACATAGACCCACAGCTTATACGGAGACGTCGCCTTGTCATACTTCATAGACTCCACGAAGCGGTGAATGATCAGAGGGTCGTTGTAGATCATGACCACATCTGGGTTGACCATCTCCAGATACTCGTGGATCTTGTTGAAACCAAAGCCCTCCTCCTTCGGATCCTCGTTGGCCGCTGCATCGTAGGCAATAACACCCGACGGAACACTGCGGATATTTCCACGAGACGGATGACGCTGAAATCCAAAGTGGTAGGTCTTGACAGCAGGAGCCAGCTTGGACACCTGCTTCAGAAGATTGTAGACAACCTTGGAGTATCCGGTGGTCTGATCAACGTGGGTGCTAATGAGGACAAATCGCATTGTGTTGTTAGTCTTTTCTCTCCGTAAACCACAAATGCAAGTCAACTCCGCACAAGATTACCTGACGCAGATGAAACGCCAGATCATTGCAAAGTCGCTGAGACTGGCCCCTCCTCCCCTGAAGCAGAGGACGAACACCCAGTACATTGGCGTACTTGCCAATGAGGCCGATCAGTACGATCGGTTTGTTGGGGGCGTCGGCATCAACACATCAGGGGGTGCTACGCTCGGAAAAACCTATACATCAACATGCTGTGTCCCTCGGAACACTGCGACTACGACCTATTTAGTCTAATCTCATTACTAACACAATATGCCTGGTGGGTTGCTTCAACTCGTCGCAATCGGAGCTCAGAACGAACTTGTCAATGGAAGTCCGTCCATGACCCACTTCCGAGCCGTCTATCGCCGACACACAAACTTTGCTATGGAGTCAATCCGAATGACCTTCACAAGCTCCAACTTGGGCTTTGAACAGACGACTACACGGACGATTCCGTGTCGGATTGACCGCTATGCACAGATGCTGCACGATACCTACTTGGTGCTTACTCTCCCGGATATCTGGTCACCGCTCTCCTACCTGGGAGCGGGTGTGTCCCCGCCACCTGGATATGATCCCCGTTCTAACTCTCTTGGCTACGAGTTCCGCTGGATTGACAATATTGGCTACAATCTGATTGACAACGTGGAAATCACGGCGAACGGACAGCTTCTCCAGAGGCTTTCGGGTGAGTGGCTGAAGATGTATTCGTATCTGACACACGATCCGAATAAGCGGAAGTTGGTGGATGAGATGGTGGGCAACGTTCCTGAGATCAAGGACCCTGCAAACGCCTACGATCGGATGGGACAATATCCTCACGCGGTCACCCCCCTGAACCAGCCGGGTGGCATTCCGAATACTCTGGTGCCGGAGCCGTCAATCCGCTCTCGCCAGCTGATCATTCCCCTTCACTTTTGGTTCTGCGAGAACCCGGGTCTGGCTCTGCCCTTGGTCTCCATGCAGAACTCCGATGTCTTCATCAACGTCACCTACCGCCCGCTCAACCAGCTGTATACGGTCATTGATGTGAACCCGCTGTCACCCACCTATGGGCAGAGAATCCGGCCCAACACGGGAGCGGTTGGTGTGGGACAAACGGCTCCTAACAATGCCATCGCTCAGTTCCTCTCTCCTCCGACACTCTCGGGAGCACCTTCCAACACTGCTCTGACCAACTTCTTCCCGGATCCCTATCTAGAGGGTAACTTCATCTACCTGACCGAGATGGAAATGGCTCAGCTGGCCAGTGCGGATCAGACGTTTCTGGTGAAGACCGTGAAGTATACCTCGGACCCTGGACAGTATGGCGGAAACTCGGATATTCTCATTCCCTTCTTCAACCTGGTCACTCGCATTGTATGGTCCTGCCAGCGGTCTGACAAGATCCTTTCAAATGACTGGGACAACTACACGAACTGGGACAATCCCCTGCGGGCCCCGTTCACAACGACTGGGACTGCAAATGACCTGTTTTCTACTGTCACAAACTCCACGGCAACACAGACGTTCCTGTATTCAAGCGGTCAGCAGCAAATCACGTCGGTCTATCCTCGTGATCCGATCACTCAGGGACAGCTCCTGCTGGATGGCAAGGAGAGGTTTTCAGTGAAGCCCACAAGTTACTTCTCGCTGATTCAGATGTATAAGCACACCACAGGTAACGCACCTCAGCTTCCGGGAGTGTATATGTATTCATTTGCCCTGAACAACGACTTGTATCAGCCGAGTGGAGGCATCAACGGCAGCATGTTCAACAAGGTGACCCTGCGTCTCACTCTGCAACAGCCCCTGGTGACAGCCGCTGGAGTGGCGTCACAGCAGACGCTCTATGCGATCACGTCTACGGTCAACACGGCTGCCCCAGTCTACATCACGGCGGCTCAGTGTGCACAGCTGAAGCCCGATGGAAGCCCGCTCTATCCGTTTGTGACCCCGGTGGTCGTCAACACCAATGGTGATAGCGTGATCTTTGCCTACACCTACAATCTGGGTGTCTATGTAGAATCGGTCAATTTCCTCCGCATCACGTCAGGTCTTGCGAGTTTTGTGTTTGCTAACTAACAATGGGGATTGTGATCAACCAGGCTACGTGGGGGGACGAAAGCTCAGCGACCAACATCACAGCCTCGCTGCAGAAGCAAGCATCGGGTGGATATTTGGACACCAGGGCCAGCAACAGCCTTGTTCCTGCTATTGATCTGTCGGGATCCACCTCAACGGAAACCCTTACGGACAAGGATAAGGAGGATATTACTCGGCAGGCCGTCTCCCTGTGTGCCTCCGCCTCTGATCAGAAGTGCATTGCCTTTCAGAAGAATCAGCTGGAGACTGCACTTCTGCAGCAGAAGATTGCAGAGAAGCAGTCATCAGCGAATATTGTGACGGGTCGTCGGCTGACGTTGACCTACACCGACACTGGCACAGGAGTTCAGAAGACGGTGGCAATTCCCGACGGACAGGCAGTGAAGTTTGGAACTCCGCCAACGTTCCAGATGCCGTCCTTCTTCGGAACGATCTTCGCCGGAGTCACGGGTGCGACAGCTATCGTTCTCGGTCTGGTGTGGGCGTTTAGTGTGTTTGTGACATATCGTGTGTTGAAGTCGGCAGGACACGATAATGCAGCTCGGATCTTGACGTTTCTTGCAGTGATCCTTCCGGGAACGGGACTGATCACAACTCCAATCGCTCTTGCCTATCTTGGATCGCCGGCCGTTGCCGTCACCAAAAAAGTAATGGAGAATGTATAATGTTTGAGATCCAGTGGATCGTTGCAGGTGTCGTTGTTGGTATGCTGATCTCATGCATTGTGGTCCCTCCTGCACGCAAACAGGTCTCCGTTCCTTCGCCGCACGATACAGATGTCTTTCACACGGATACTGGATGTGTTCGCACCCATGCCATTGAAGTGCCATGTGGTGCAGAAGCAGACTCCTTCAACCTACTCGCAAGTCTCAGCAAGAAGTAATGCTGGACTTCACAAAAGCCATTCATCGTGCAAGCCCCTTCTTCTCCTTCGTCATTGGACTGGGCATCTCCGCCTTGCTCTTTCACCGGACCTATGACACCTATCGGGTTCTGGGCATTCCCTTGGAGGACGTGGATTCTAAAACTGTGAAGGTGGATGGAAAATGCTACAAGTATCGCGTGGAAGATGCCACCTGTGAAATCCCGTCTCCTTCATAAACAATGGAGGACCAGACTTCGCTTGACGCCCTCCTGCCCTCGCCTGGCCTCCCTCAGTCCATGCCGCCGATGGCGGGTGTCTCGGGATCTGATCACGTTGCCCGCACGCAGATGGCCCCCTCGTTCAAGCCGTCCCTGCCGATGATGCGGATGATGTGGGCCAACCTGACTCTGTATGTGTCCTTCTTCCTGTCCACCGTCCTCCTGTCTCTCTCGGCTCCTCGTGACCTGCTGCTCCGTTACATCCCCAACGCCTACACGTCGGGTGGAGTGGTGTCCTGGCAGGGTGCTGGCGTGCTGGGTGCGGCTGCCGTGGTGGTGTCTCACCTGCTCAACGTCTTCCTGCTGAGTTTTCTGGGTTAGGCGGCGGACTAAAACGAATGCCGCTTAGGCATACCAATCAATCCTATCTCAAATGTCATCCTTCTCTGCAACTATTCTTTCCGACGCTGATGTTGTCTTCATCATCAACTCTGCAAAGACCCGTAGCGTCAACGATACCAAGTATTCCGACTATTTGCTCACGCAGCTGGTGGAGGCTGCCGCAAACGCGAACCTCAAGGATCGGTTCTCCAAGGCAGTTTACGACAAGCGTCGCACGACCTTCATGCTGTGTGATCTGCACACAACCCAAACGTTCAAGGATAGGACGTTCCGTGTGGAGGACATCATCAACGAGTACAATACGCTAGAGAAGCTCTCCACTGCATGTGGGCGTCACGTGCAGTCCTACTATGAAATCTGTGGGAAGAACATCCAGATCTATCTGGAGTTTATTGTTCCCCAGCCAACACAGCCAATGCCCATTGCAGATGAGGCCCTGCTGCAGAGGCGGTATGAGAAGGAGACGTCCTGGTAGTTAAACAGTTGTCGCCTCCTAGTAGTATGCAGTTCCTCCGGCCGAGGTATCTGAGTGAGCCACCGGCATGGTTCTACCCGCGGATCCTCGTGGGTGCCGGTGAGATGCTCACACCTTCATTTTTTCGTCGTTATAGCATTACTCATGTGATCAACTGTGCCTTTCCCATGCACTCTCCCGAGTGGTTTCGGAAAGCGTATCCAGATCGCTACGTGTGCCTCAATGCAGTGGATGCAGCTGACGTCAACATTCTGACGTGGTATCAAGCGTTTGAAGAGACCCTGTCCCGCTTTCTCCGGGAAGGGAACGGGACAGTGTTTGTCCACTGTCAGTGTGGGATTAATCGCTCCGCATTCCTGACCCTGACGTATGTAGTTCAGAAGTTCGGGATGCCGTATGAAAAGCTGATGGTGTCACTGAAACGCCAACGGCCATGCATGTTTACGAATCAGGTCTTCAGGAAGCAAACTGAAGAGTTCACAAATGGACGTCTTCAGGATACGAAAGACCCGGGATCCGGGAGCGAGCGGATCGTCGATGGGGACTCTGGACTCAGTGCATCAGGATCAAGTGCAGTCTCTACGTGATTCGGGTAAGAAGCAGGATGAACTTCAGGCCAAACTGACGGAACTCCGAAGACAGCGTGAGGCACTCAGTGCGGCCACGGAGCTGACTGAGATTGTGAAGTGTTCGCAGGTGGATTCACAGATTCGCGAGATTGAACAGGAACTTGCACGGGTCAATCCCGTGGAGGAGTATTACATGAAAAACATGGACATCTTACTTGACTATTACGGCAAGGACACGACCACGTCGGCGTCTCAGCCCGCTCCTCTACCCAAAGATGCAAATACATTCCTGAAATTCTTTGTCGCGAATCCGCCCGCCTCGGATGGATTGTCTAAGAAGCAGATCTTTGACGAGTATGTGTCTCGCATGAAGTTGAGCAACGGGCCCGATGCGACCCAGTTGCTGACCGAGCACTGTTCTGCGTGCAATGTGGCTCGCGAGGAGATTAGTTCAGAGGGAATTCTGGTCTGCCCCAGCTGCGGATCCGAGGAGTATGCGTTGGTTGTCTCGGACTTTCCGAGCTTCCGTGATCCGCCGAAGGAGCGGAACAATTACGCCTACAAGAAGATCAATCACCTCAACGAGATTCTCAACCAGTTCCAGGCCAAGGAATCCACCATCATTCCGGAGGAGGTCATGAACGAGGTCATTCTGGAGATCCGCAAGCGTCGGATTGACAATATTGCAGACCTGTCGGAGGAGGACACCCGCCAGATCCTGAAGAAGCTGGGACGGTCCAAATACTACGAGCACCGTGCTCACATTCTGAGCCGGTTGAATGGAAATCCGCCCCCGACCATCACCCCTGAGATAGAGGAAAAGGTCCGGGCAATGTTCCAGGAGATCCAAGCACCGTTCTTGCTGTATTGTCCCAACGACCGCACGAACTTCTTGTCGTATTC